TTAAATTGCTGGGCAATCATCCTCAAGAGCTCGGTTTATAAAGAAAGTTACTCTACCCAAAACTTCTACCTCCTCCAGAGCTATTCCCTCTATGGATTCGCCATCATCCGTGATGAGAGCCTTACCTATTAGTTTTGCAAATTGCGTCCGACCGTCGCTCAGAATCAGCAGAACGTCTCCAAGTTTTGTCTCCGCTGCAGGCTCAATGACAGCAAAGCCAACTTCAGTTTCAAGCACTCTGCTCTCGGCCCCTATGTTGCAAATCACTTCAGGTGACAACTGGCGCTCTACATAATCTGTGGCTGGTGATGCAAATCCCATCAGTTAATCCTCCCCATGTTGCGTAAGATCCAATAACGGTTATCGCTTCCGTCAGTCGTCTTGTCTGCGAAATCTGCTTGATAGCGTTCTATCCAGGCATTCGCATCTTCGCGCGTATAGTGCCAGTTGAAGCCCCTCAGTTTCTGAATGAAGGTGTCAGTCCTCAGGTAACGGTAACCCTTAGGGTTCAACTCTATAGCCGCAACAAACGCGGCATGGATGTCTGCTGTGCGAGGCATTTTTCACTCCATAAGCATTTATTGACTGTATGCATATACAGTAGTATTTTTGTTTTTATGTTTCAAGCTCGGCCTACACATTCATAAGGAGTAAGGGATGTTCGTTGAACTGGTTTATGACAAGCGTAATGTCAATGGGTTGGTGGGTGCCAGGGAGATAATCCTGGCCGAACTGACGAAGCGGGTGCATCAGATTTTCCCTGATGCCGAAGTGAGAGTGAAGCCGATGCAGGCGAACGCCTTGAATAGCGATGCCAGCAAAAGCGATCGGGAAAAACTGAATCGCATGCTGGAGGAAATGTTTGAAGAGGCCGATATGTGGCTGGTTTCTGATTCTCCAACAGTCCGTCAGGTTGGACTTTAATTATCTCTCAGGTACTATTCCGGCGATTGCTCGGGCATGAACACTGAGCAACCAGCCGCCGCCCGTTCTTGCATACGACAGGCGGCGGTTTTCTTTACGAAGCAGGTTCAGCCGCATCTTTCTGGCGCTGATTCCAGGCACTGCTTTCAGGCATATCGAGACGCACATCGATCCAACTGTTCGCCGGCACGTCCATCAGTTCACCTTTGGTTTTGATGATCTCACCTTCATCGCTCAGGATGTATTTGCGTTTATACAGGCAGATAGTCAGACCGCCGCTTTCGGTTTGCTCTGCTTCAACCACACCCAACTCGCCCATCCCTCCCGGATCCATCGGTGGCAATAACTGCCACCCTTCCGATGCCAGTCCCGCTGAACCAGTCAGGACATAAACACCAACATCCAGTCTTGAAATCTTGATCCCTTCAGCTTCTTCATTGGCAGTTCCACCTCCACACCAGCTGAAACCGTCAGAATCAATATCCTCACGCTGGCAGTCCTCACGGGATTTAACAACACGGGCGACAGGGGACGCCGCCTTCAAAGTACCATCACTTGATTTTGTCGTATTACCTGTCGTGTAAGCTTCATGATAGGCCCATGCGCTCCCACTGTAATAAGAGAACCAGGTACGACGTAGAGAGTATGCCTGATGTATTCGGGTTGGCCTGTTGCCCCGGTTAAGAATGATGGAGGTGAGTCCGGTATTGGATGTCAGTCCCAACTGAGTCAGACCATCATTTTGATGTGAGGTAAATCCGGTAGGCGTGAACCCGTCCATATTATCGAGGGTTGGACCGTCCGCCTGAATAGCACCAAGGTTAAATGCGCCGACCTGCATGACGTTTCCGGCAGCGGTTCCTATGTCCTTTGTCGCGCTACTTCCTAAACCGAGGTTTTGTCTGCCACCCTCTGCGGTTGTTGATCCGGTACCGCCCTGGGTAACTGGCACCGCGCCGCTTACCTTGTCGGCCTTGCCGTTCAGAGCCGTGGTGAAGCTATTCCATGCAGGTCCGGTAAAGTTGCTGCCGTCTGGCAGGGTCACCGTAACGTTTCCTGTCCCGCTGAAAATGCTCTGCCAGTTTTGTTTATCGTAATTGAGCCCACGCAGGGCTTCTGCGCTTTGGGCCACCAGCGCCGCTGTGACCAGGTTCATTGCCACGCGCGGTACGGCATACCATGCCGCCCCTGCCTGAGTGGGTCCAGTATAACTGCTGACCAGCGTCAGTGAGGTATTACTGTTCACTGTTTTGATCGCCAGCGTGTAGGGAATACCGCCCACGGTCGCGACAATAAAATCTCCGGCGGCAAGTTCGGTGGTAAAGGCGGTGCCACTGCCTGGGACTGCTGCTGAGTTATTGGTCAGTGTCAGTGTTCCTGCGGACATAGATGCTCCTTGGAGGCAATAAAAAACCCCGCCAGAGCGAGGTTGGTGTTAAGAATGAAAAAGTTTCAGACGTACATATCGGGGATAACGGGTAACGAGATCGACGTAACCCCGTCATTTGCCAGTTGTCTGTCCGCCCAGCCGACATACACTCCCCTTCCCGCACGGAGAGTGCCGTTCTGCATGACCAGTCCGTAGTGATAGTGATAAATGCGCCCGCCGCCGAAACTGGGCACCCGTAAACCAAAACGGCCTACTGGCACATATCCGCCACCGGGTACGGTTTGCGCGGTTGTGGATGGCACAAAATTCACGCCAAGATAAACAAATGGCCTTCTCGCCGTTGAGAAAGTGCACTGGCCCGCCGCGTTATAGATATTGAATCCGGGATTTGCGGCCACAGGCGAAACGCCACCGGCAAATATGACCACATCGACAGTGCCGCTCATGGGCTGGTCTTCCGTGTTTGATCCGTCGTTAAGAAACAGCAGCCGGTTTCCGTCATAGTCCAGTGTATAGGGACTGTTCCACTTACAGCAGACCAGGTATTTGCTGCGATCAAATCCTGCAATGGTGGGTGTTACCCAGCCCGAAGTGCCGACGGTAACCCTCGCCTTATAAATGCAGTACCCGACCCTGGACGCCGTTGTGATAGCTGTAAAGTCGGTGCTGTTCTGAACCAGAAGTCCAACATTAGAGTTCTGGCTCACCGGCAGTATCTGCCACAGCGTGCCGGAGAATGCCACACGCTGTGGATTGGGGAATCCGGGGTTAGAGTTCCCGCTCCAGTTTTGCGTAACGTTCGCACCGGAGATGCTCACGCTGTCCAGTTTGAATATCCCCTCGTCGCTGATTACCGTCTGGGTTGGAATGAAAATAACATTCGAACCAGCAACGTAACCCTCAACTGTCGCGGTGTTCACTTTCCCGAGACCGCCGGAAATCGCGCCGCCATAAGAGGGGCAGCGCAACCCGGCGGTAATTTCCATTGGCTTACCACCATCGTTCAGATCGATTAAAAGTCCTGAAGGCATAAATCACCATGAACCAACGACGATGCGGCCACCGCCGGGGATATTGACGGTAATACCGTTATTGTTGATAACGACCGTGTTATTGGTCCCGTTGAAGGCAAAGTTACCGCTGTCGGCATAAAGCTTTCCGTGGAATTCACAATCGCCGTTTTTATCGATGTTCCAGCCACGCACACCGGCGGCAAAATTTGTCGAGCGAATATAACTGCCGATCTTCGCGTTCGTGATACTGCCATCCTGAATCATCGCGTCACGGATAAAGACCTGCCCGTTATAGACGAAGAACGCTGCCTGATAATTGCCCGGATCGCTTCCCGAGTAGATGCCAAACTGATCGGCGGCGACAACCATCGTCGATTTATAGCTGCTGCCTGATGGTTCAATGGACATACCGAGTCCGGTGTTGTACTTCACGCCGTTACGGATAATACCCAGGTTGAGCGTATAGGATGCCTTCGCAGAACCGTTGCTTGTTACCTCCGCGTTCATCTTCTGATTTACCGCTGCTGTCAGATCGCCAACCTGCGACTGCACATACGTATCAAGTGATGCGATTGCCTGCGTGTTATTGCTTATGGCCGTCTGCTGCTGAAGTATTTGAGAATTAACGCCCTCAAACTGAGACTTAACACTGGTCGTCAGCTGCGCAAGCGCCTGGTCTACTGTGGCGATTGTTGTTCTGACTGTCAGGATTTCAGCGTTAACTTGACCCAGTTGCTGGAACTGGCGATCAACAGTCCCTTTGTTTGCCAGAGCGTTCTGCAGAATACCTTCAAGGTTGGTATCAACGCCCTTCTCGACGTTTTTCATGGCATCGGAATTTCTGACAGCTTCGTCAATGACATCTATCAGATCCGATGTATCTGTCTGGCACAGCGCGGCCACTTCGACAAACGCAGACGTACCGAAAGCGTTTATGGTGCGAACATACCAGTAATAGGTGTGACCGTTCTTCAGACCGTGGCTGCTCCAGGTGGTACCGACACCGGCACGCGTAGCACCGCCTTCAACCGTTGGCGTACTGGTATTCGGCAGCCTGGTCTCTCCTGATGTCCAGAAGTCAAACTGGGTGGATACGTTCGTCACTGCAGCGAGGCGCGGGTACAGCGTGATGGCAAAATAACTCTGCTCAATATCGACTCTGGACGGCGGAGGCGGTGCCTGAATGCTGAATTCAAGATATGCCTCCGGCGACTCTGCCCCCATCTGATTTACGGCTGTAACGTGTGCCGTGTAGGTGTCCTGGACCAGTCCTGTCAGGCGGGTAAAGGACCCCGGTACCTGAGCAGAGAGTACCGTCTGACCTGCCTTGCGGATCACCACCTTGTTGTAAACAAACTGCCCTATGTTCTGCCAGGACAGCACGCCCTGCACTACCTGACCGATTTCCTCCACTGTATATTTCAGGTTCTGCGGTTGCGCCACGCCCCCCGACGGCAGTTGTGTGAACGGTGGTCGTTCAATTGGCTTGCCAATCGCATCGCCCCAGACATCAGCAGTCTCCTGCTTCAGGGTGATCTGCACACCGTTCTGCACGCCAAATTTCCAGTCAGTCACGCGCATTTCAACATTAATGATACCGAGCGACGGAAAGTTAACCTTAACGTACATACCTGGACGGTAGCGGTAGCCGCTCAGGTTCAGCGTAAGATTCATCGTGCGGGAAATGCGGGTGCGCTTCAGCTTGATGTCTGCCAGTCGCTGTGCCTGAAATTCACTGGTGACAAATCGAAGCTTCAGGTCCTGTGAAATCTCAACACCATCTTCTGCAACCCATTCGCTGACAGACACAGACGGAAAATCAACTTCGGAATAAACTTGTTTCGGGTCGACGAACGTGCCGTTGATGGTATTGACGCGTTCAGACTGCGATACTTCCGGCATGATTTCGATATCGCCTGCCAGTTGGCTCTCAGTAATCACTTCGGTTGCGGGCCCATAATACGCACCAACCAGAATGCCGTGTTTACCCGCAATGTAGGTGGGTTCTCCAGCTCCGGCAGCCAGCATCGCTTCAAGAATACTGGCCTTGTTTTCACTGAGATCAAATTCACCGTTGAGGGTGTAACGTTTTTCTGATGTACCGTCGCCGTTCGTTACCGTCTCGTCACAAATATTGGCGGCTTCCTGAAACTGATCCCAGTTGATATCCGCATCCGGCACCTTCAGGTAATTGCGGTAATAGTCCAGCACGCAGAGCGCCAGGTTGTTACTGTATTCCGTGCGCCCGGTGCGCGGGTCATAGACCTTACGCCCCGTTTTCTCGACCTTGATGTTGGGTATACCTGAGGGGAATTTTTCAGCGTTAAACTTCAGCGACACGCGTAGCCAGGAAATTCCCTTGCCGATCATGTCCTCTTTCCATGACGGGCAGTTTTGTAGCATAAAGGGATCGGCGGTCTGACGGTCGTTATGTACCTCATACGTTGCGTTATCAGGGTATGAACCGATGTCATCATCACCAAGATAGATGGTCCCCACACCAGATAGCGAGTGGCCCGCCAGGGTGATAGCAAGGTGAAGCCATTCGCCATCAGTCTGATCGCCTTTTTCCTCCTCAGAGAAAAAAAGCGTACCTGCAGATATCGTCCTGCCATATACCACCGTTTTCGGGCTGGCTGCAGCACGAAGAACCTGTTTTCTCTCAGACGTATCGCGGTAGGCCCCGAGTGACGGTTTTTTTGTCAGCAACTGAGTAGATACCTGGGCCGCGATGGTGATGGCAAGCGCAATGGTTGTATATCCACCAATTGCTGCAGCACCTGCTGCCACTGTTGCGACGATTGGAATAGCAGCAGGCATCAGCGAACCCTCCAGGTGCTCAGTGGTTTAATCTTCAGACAAACCAGCCCGTCCTCTCCGGGCACCCATACGGCACCGCCATAAATCACTCCAGCGCATCGGGTTCCGGCATTCTCTACAACCGCGATATCGCCGCGCTGGGCCATCTTCACCGGTACTTCGTCGAGATATTTCGCCAGCACGTTCTCCAGCGAGCCACCGCCGCGCAGCAGCGCTTTTTTCGCGCCCGTTTCGCTGTCATACGTCCCGCGCCAGCCGTCGGCAAAATTATCCCCGGTCATCGCTTCAGCGCAGTCAGCTGCGAACAGGCAGCAGTCATGTTCGCCCCATAAAAAAGGCCGCTTTTCAGCGGCCCTTATTACGGCGATTAATCTGTTATGCCAGTCTGGATGCTTCATGCTTCCTCACGAATAGGTAAATCCTGGCGCATCTTTTTTACTGCCCCAGTAAATAGAACGTTCTGCCATCTGCGCAACGTAGCGGAAAATACGGTCGCCTGGCTGGGCCGCCTGGTGTGACTCGTCGGTATACCGGTCCGGGAACGGACGCTGCCAGTCTTCAAAAATATTGCTGACGGTGTACTGCAGTGCATTTGTATCTCCCGCCGTTGCACCAGTACCGGACACCCGCCCCTTAAAAATCAGGTCGGCCACCTGAACGACACCGTTGTCGTCCATTGCCACCAGATAGAGCTCTGCAGGCTTGCCCACACAACGTTCGTTGAGCGTTTTAGCGAACAGGGACATATCAAGACCGGAAAGCGTCATCCTGAGCTGCGTCGGGCTCGTCGTGTTGGTTTCGCTCACATCATCGATGGACCCCAGCGTTCCCATGCCGTAATAGACATATCCGCCAAGTACCAGCGTGCCGGTTCCGGAATGGACGTAAGCGGTCCCGGATTCAAACTGGACATTGGCCGCCAGCACCGCAGTAACCCTGTCGCGGGAGAGCCAGGTGATCATCGAATCTGAAAAAGGGGAATACAGCATTAAAATGCCTCCTCAAACTCCAGCGTGTAGCTGGTAAAGACGCCCGGAATACGGTTACCCGCACCCTGCTGGTTATCCTTCAGCTTAAAAATACCGTAGGGGTTAGCCACTTCAATTTTGCTGTTAACCGGCGGTGAGGTACGCAGCATCGGCGCAATCGGAATGATTGCGGCACCAGTTGAAGTGCTGGTCACATCAGCTGTAACCATTTTCAACTCATCGTTAACGGTGAGGTAATCCCCGGTGCGCAGCACAAGTTTGCCGGGCGTCCAGCCCTTGCTGCTTAGCTGCATGCCAGTCTGGTTAGCGCCCTGAACAACCGGATTCCCGGCTGGCGCTCTGCCCTCCCGGCCCCAGTCACGAATTTTTACCCTTCCATATTCACCATCGAGCGAGGCCACCAGCGCATCTATACGCCGGGATTTTTCATCGGTGAGATTGTTAAACGTCAGGGAGCAAATCCAGCGGGTACCGGGAAAGCGAACGGTCTGGGAAGCGCCGTTAAATGGGGAACGAAAGGTTTTGGTATTACTTTCCGGCCGCCACGTCAGCGACGCCGGACATACATCTGCAGGCCATTCAAGCGCAGCCATAGTTACTCCTCGAAAAAACGACCAGCAGCGATACTGATCATTTGTCAGGGTGTTATGTGTAAATATCCCTGGTTAAAGTGTATGGCTCAGCCCGTCAGTGATGGGACACTGGCGCACTCACATAAAGAGGGATGGCTGACAACCTTACACAGGAGACAAAATGGAAAGAGTAATTAACGATCTGATTCGTGAGATTAATGATCTCAAGAAAGAGAATCAGAAAATAAAGGCGGCCTCTAACTTCTTACTTTACAGCATTGTTGCGACTCTCGACGAGCAAAGCGGTGATGAGAAGTTTAGCGACTCACTAAAAGCCAAACTAAATGGCGAGCTAAATAAAATAAATATGGGTGGAAAGTCAGCGCGAAAGCATGCGATCAATGAGCTTATGCAACCACCAGTTAAGACGTTCGGTTTTGGACAACCAAAACCATTTTTAGAATAAATGCTTATGCCGTCACACGTAATTTATCCGCTATATCATGGATTAGTGAGACGGCTTCCTTTATTGCCTCCGACTCATAATAAGAAATGGTAGCATCTTCTTTTTGCTCTACTTCAATCTCAATACTGAACAACGGTACCGAACCCATTCGTGAACTATATATTCCCAGACCTACTGAGACTGATTCACCCGCAAAGTAAATTGACTTAACTGTTATGTTATATTTTTTCATACTAATAGTTTCAACTCGTTGTTCTAAAGTCATATTTGTCTCCTGCCTTTCGGCGTAAAAATAAATCGATGTTAACCACTAAACGCCAAGCATCCGGCGAGCCGGGCCGTTGGCATGAAAGTCCTGTAACATATCCTGGCGCGCCTTTTTCGCACCATCCGCAGCCCCCCTGGCAGCAGCCTCCTGCATGGCCTGTTTTAGCGCGGCGTCACCATTTCCGGAAATTGTGAAATGCTGGGTAATATTTATTTCACCACTTCCCGCTGGTGAGGTTTGCGCCCCGGTTACCCGAACACCGAGCGAACCATCCGCAGAGCGTGTGAGTGGCATGATGGCTTCCGGGCCAGCCTCCCCCATCAGCCCAGCGCCTTTCGCAAAAGCAAAGTATGTCGGTGATCTGACAATGCTGTTACTGTAAGCACTGAGGCTGGCGGAAGCGTAAGCGCCCCCCTTAGCGTTGAGCTGAAGACCTGATGCCGCAGAGTTGTAAGAACCTGACGGTGTGGACCCGCCAGCAGAGCCGCCAAACAATCCGCCCAGGAATCCACCACCGCCCATAGAAGACTGCAGCGAATTGACGATCATCGCGTTAAGGATAATTTTCTGCATGGATGCCAGTACCGATTTTGACCAGTCCTCCCAGTCAACTTTGTTACCGGCCAGCGCTTCAGAAATATTCCCCACCAGCCCAGACATGGTATTGTTCACCAGGTCTGCTGACTGTGAGGCGTAATCGGAAGCAGTATCTACCCAGTTAGCAAAGCCCTCCCGCATCCCAGCAGCCCAGTCACTTCTTTGGGCATCAGACGCAGCATAGAAACCCTCCTGATCGCGTAAGCGTTCATCGAGATAACGTTTATTCAGTGCCAGCTCCTGGCGATACAGTTCCTCAGAGATATCACCGGACTGATACTGGCGCTGAAGGTCAACGTTTTTCTGCTGAAATTCCTCCCTGATACGCAGCATTTCCTGCATACGCTCACGCGTACGGCTCCCCTGCCCGTATCCAGTGAGCTCAGCCTGGTTTGATGCACGCGAGCTGGCGTTGGCATCAGCAAGGTTTGCTTCATATGCTGCCAGTTGCTCACGAATTTTCTGCTGATCAATAAGCGCGGCATTCTGCAACAGCGTCTGTTTCTGGGACTCTGTGAGCGTCGCCAGTTCGCCCTGGCTAACCTGGTATTTCAGTTTTGCCAGTTCGGTATTTTGACCAGCCAGAGCAATCTGTTCTTTCTGCTGTTTGATCAGCTTGTCATAGGTATCAGCTGTTTTTTCAGCCTCGGATTTCCCGCCCTTATGGCGGCTGGAGTCACGAATTGCTTGCAACTGCCTGGCAGACTCAACTTCCATGCTGACATACTTCTCACGCCAACCAGCCGGGAGATTAAGGTCAGATGCATCGAATTCCGCCTGCCTACGGGTTTTGTCCAATCCCTTAAGGCCGGACAACTCAAGCTGTCGCTGCGCCTTGTCTATGGCTTGCTGCTGCTTATTATCAAGCGCAGGAAGTACAGGTCCTGCATATTTTGGTTGGGACACTGCTGTAGACTGCCTGGAAACCTTGTTCAGCCGGTCATACATCTCTGTAAGAGAACTGACGGCGCCAGCCATTTCTACTGTTTTATTTATAGCCTGATCAGTTATGTCGTTTATTAACTGTTGTGTTTGCTTTCTTTTATTGAGCATTTGCTCAAGTCGGCCTTCTTCAACCGCAAGTTCTGAAGCAAAGTCTGCAGCTTTCTCAACCGCATCGTTATACAGCCACGTTCCCTCTGAAGCAGAATTGGCTGCTAATTTTGCGTTATAAAGTTGATTGGATAATTCAGCAACTTTCTGCTTCTGCTGTTCAATCGCACTGTTCTGAGCATCCAGTGAAATATTCGCCTGTCCGAGGTTGGCGGATATCTGCGTCTGAGACATTGATTTCAGATTATCTCGTACCTGCTCGATTGTGTCCGCATATTGGATTGCAGATTCCCTAGCTTGTTCTTGACGTTGATACATCGTGTACCACGCCCCAGCGCCCAACATTAAAATTCCGGGTAAACCACCAACTAACGACAAAAGACCTGTAGCGCCAGATTTGAACAAATTCATTACCGATGTTGATCGGTTGAGTGCTTCTTGCGACGCTGATACTGCTCTATTTGACTGAACGAGAGTAGCATTGGCGGCTATCATTGCGCGCCTTTTGGCAATAGAATTTTGTGTAGCCGTCGCTTCTGCATTTGTGTTTTTTGCAAGTTCCAGTTCGGATAGCGAGAGCTGATAAGCACGCTCGGCAGCAATTGCATCTGCAGCCGCCTTTCGTTGTGATTGGGTAGCAGATTCAGCCCTTGCAGATGCGAGCGCAATTTCGTTCTTTCTGGCATCTATTAATTGCGCCGTCTGGTTCCCAAGATCGCCAAACATCCCTCCAAGATAGCGAGCTCCACCTATTGCAGCCAGAGCTCCGGCAGCCGTAGCCACAGTGTCGATATTGTCCGAAACCGTATTCAATACCGCAACAAGAGTACTTGTTGCGCCAGTGGCTTCATTAGCGCCGCCTACCCATGCCATGAATGCATTTTCGATTTTCGTCGTGGCAGCAGAAACGGTCTGCGGCATAGCCTCAAATTCACCACGCATAGTGCCAAGTTGACTTATCAGGGCTGGGACAACTTTATCTGCGGTTAGCATTCCCTGATCGGCCATTGCCTTCAGATCCTTACGAGCAACACCCATCCCAGCAGCCAGCGCACGGATAACTCTATCTCCGTTTTCGTTAACAGAGTTGAATTCCTCGCCCCGCAGAACGCCCTGAGCTAATGCCTGGCTAAACTGAGTGATAACAGAACTGGCTTCTGCCGTGCTGGCGCCAGATAACTTTAATCCAGTAGAAATGGCCTCGGTTACATCTAGAACTTGCTGCGAACTGTATCCGTATTCACGCATCGATGCGGCGGAACGCGCAAACAGACTCGCATTATCAGAGAAAGCGGTGCCGGTTCGTTGACTGATATCCATCAGCGCCCGCTGCGACTCCGTAAAATCATCAGACGACTGTGAAGCCTGCTTCAGACGTGCATTAACTGAGCTCCATTCATCGGCCAAAGATATCAAGTGACCGGTGGCAAATGCACCTGCGAATGCGCCGGCCATCCCCAGAGCTGATGCCTTGGCACTATTTATCTGATTAGTTACCTCCGCCAGTGCGCGCTGTGTCTCTCGAGACGCGGCTGCAGCCTGCCGTCCGCCGGTCTGCATGACTCGGTAATAGTCACTACCCATTCGTGAAGCTCTAGAAATTTCTGACTGGAATGACTGAGAGTTTGCAGATATTTTGATGATCAGTTCGCGCAACGTAGCCATATTTTCACCCATAAAAAAACCCGCTTGATAGCGGGTCTTGAGTTATAAACTGTCTTTTCTTTGGTGAGCGACTTGTATTAATAAATCTATTTGCGCATCTTGCTTTTTATTTATCTCTTTAAGGGCTTCAACTTGTTCATTTGCCCTTGTACTAAACCGTAATAAATAAAAAATCACAATTAAATTTATCAGCCAGCCGAATATTCCAAACACTACTACCAGTGGTTCCATGACGCCTCCTTTTCTTAAGGAAAGAGCGTATCGCCACATTGAAGACATGTGAAGTAATTATTGCGTCGCTGTAGTTAACGCCGCCTCAAGCCCGGCAAACGGGTCTGCACCTTCTTCATCAGGATCACGCTGCCAGCGCAGCAGCATGTCACTCATCGTGGCTTTTGCGCCCTGAGCATTAAACACAGCCGTTGCAATTTGTGCCGCCTGAATGTCGCCCCGTATATCACCTATTGGGCTATGTTTATCAAATTCAGCCCAGAGCCTGAGCTCACTGGCAGACATGATATCCCGAAGCTCTGATAGCGTGCGCCCCATGCGGAGCGCAAGCGACATCAGAAACCGCATGCCGGGCTGTGCTACTTTCCCTCAGCTTCCTTCGGGTCAGTAGTCAGATTAAGAGCCTGGCGCAGCAACCGCGCATGAACAGGGCCATACACCGCTTCAACATCGGCAAAATCATTTTTGCTGAATACCGGTTCACCCTGTTCGTCAAACAAAACGTCAATAAACAGTGTGACATCGGCGCGAAGATTGCGATGCGCACGTTCTGACACGGACAACTCACCATCAGTATCACCCGGTTTAATCACGTCCTGCCAGTGCAACCATGCTTCTGCTGATGGCTCCCTGAGCATAATCGTTACACCATCCCATTCCGGCACTTCAACAGTAACGTGACGGAAGGCAGACTGACGCGAAAGCGCGAGCTCCTTAATAGATTTCATCGGTTTCTCCTTATGAGCCTGGATCAATTTTCTGAGGCTTACCTTTCAGACGCAGCGAGAAAGTTGCGGCCACGACGCTGTTAGTACCGGAAGACCAGGTGTGCTGGCGCACCTCAGCCAGGAACTGGAAGCCGATCCCGGAAGGGAAAATGATTTTGAAACCGTAGGTGGTGTCGTTGTCATAGGCTTCGCGCAGGGCATCCTGTGCCGGGTTGGAGTAGAAGTTACCCGACAGTGAAATTTCTGACTGCGCACCCAGGCCGTTGATATTCTCCTGCTCTGTAGAACACAGGGTTGTGACGTCGATATCCTGTTTCTGACCGCCAGTGAACTGCACCTCTTTAATGGTGCACTGCAAATCCAGATAGGTTGCTGAACCGACCGTTTCTGGCGTTGCCGGGGCAGAAGTGATCTGAATCTTCGTGCCCTGTGATTTTTCATAAAGTGAGGACATAACTGTCTCCTGAAATAAAAAACCCGCCGGAGCGGGTGGTATGGTTTAGGTCTGGTCAGACGGTGACCTGAAATTCGAGCGTCGCCCGGTGATAGCGCAGATCAGGCTCATAACCTGGCGTTTTAACAATGCTTTCCGGCTTCAGCACCTGCAGTGCATCAAGCGCCATATTCCTGATCGTGCGCGCTTCAGCGATGGTGCTGGAATAGACATCAACCTGCACAGAAACGGCAGATTCAGCCTGACCGCAAAGAACGTCTGCGGCCACGTCGGTAATAATCGAGAAAATTACCCATGGCGGAGAGACTGAAGGCTTCCCGTCACTGCCGAGCGGCGCAACGTAGGGATAAACCTGCCCTCCGGCCAGCGGCGCCAGCAGAGGATAGAGATCGTCTTCCGTCATTTGCTTAATGCCTCGTCAATGGCCTGGTTCATGCGCCTGATTGCGACCTCCGTCGCCTGCTCCTGGCGTACATCGAACGCGGGACGAATGAAAGGGTGCGGCGGCATGTTAACGGTACCCATTTCGACGAATCGCCAGTAAAAGGCGTTTCTCGGGTTATTCGCCTTCATCGTGTTATCGCTGTTGCCGGTGCGCGGGTTAACACCACGAATATGGACGCCGGAAGAAATTTCCCCGCGGCGGCGGCTTTTTTGGGTCACCACCACCACGTTTTTTTTCAGTTTCCCGGTGCGCACCGGCGCGCGGGCGATCACTTCTTCCTTAAGCACTTCGGCGCCAGCGCGCGTGGCATCACGCAGAACCTTGTTGTTTTCAGCGCGGCTAAGCGCCTCCAGATCCTTTGCGATGTCATTCAGCCCGGAAAAATCGAGGCTCGTCTCAATCATTTTTCGGCTCCCGTTTTGCAAAGAATTTCCAGGCGAGTGCCGGTCGCATTTGCTAAAGGAGGACCGATGATATTTAGCACCTGCCCTTTATACGGGCCGCTGAGCACTTCCAGACGAGAAGAGGCGTTCAGCTCAGCCCTGAAGCGCATCCAGACGCGAATGGTTGCCTGCGCCGTTTCCGCGCCACCAGACATCTGCTCTCTGCCACTGATCCCCTTCACCTCAGCCGGGACCGGGTTGCCACCACTCCACGATTCAACCGGCTGACCAGATGGATCGCGCGAAGTCGTGAAGGTGAGAATTTTTACCCTGTGCCTGAATCGTCCAGGTTCCATCAGGAGCCCTCCTCAGGTTCAGATTTACCGCGCCAGTTGCGATGGATGAACATCATGCGTTCGGCTGCAGCGTTCTCATAAAGCTGTACTTCGCTTTGCGCAGTGCGGTGTTCAAACATGTCAGCAAAGACAAGGAGAACGGCGCCCTTAACGGCTGCAGGAATATCAACTGCAACCTTCCATGCTGGTTCATCGCACCAGCGTATGCAGTAGTCAAAAGCGGCCTGAGCGTACAAGGTGATCAGATCGTCCCTGTCGTCTTCCTCAAACTCAATCTGCTGCTTGAACAGGCGGAGGCCAATTACATCCAGAACATCTATCGCCATAAGTTAAAAGGGCGGGTCACCCCGCCCCCTCCATCATGAGCCAGAAGAGAAAGCGCCCTTGATGATTGCCGTCGGGCGATAGTGCGCCACCGCCAGGCGCTCTTCGCACAGGATGGTCAGCATGTTTTTCACGAAGTTATCGCGGTCTTCACGGCTGACTTCAACGGTGGCATCCATGCGATCCCAGACCTGAGAGGCCATATCGAAACCGCCCACCGTAAAGGTACCGGCGGCCTGCGCCTTAGTCGGAACCACTGGCAGGCCCCACATGATGTTGCTGGTAAACGCCTGAGGACCACCGAAGATATAGCGGCCTTCGTTGTCTTTCAGCAGCGCGATGTTGTGCCAGTCACGCGGGTTCAGGACGATACCGGAAGCGCTAAACTCAGACTCTGTCACCTGATAAATAGCGTGAGCGATAATGTCAGCGCGGGTGTCGCCGGTGGCATTCAGCGAGGTGTCGTAAGCGGTGGCCACTTTATTCAAACCTTCCAGGTTATCCCCGGTGCCGTCGCCGTTCAGCAGCTGGCCTTCTTCCTTCAGCGCCAGGCCGTACATGAGGCGGTTGTTGACGTATGACTGCAGCATTGGCGCATCGTCCATAACCTGACGTGACGCCTGCACCCAGTGGGCGATAGTCTTCACGTTCGCGGTCTGCTTGCTGAAGGTAATATCCGATTCAGGTTTCAGCGCTTTCTCGGCCACCACATCGGCGTTATTGGTAAACACCTCTTCACGGACGTATTCCAGGGAGTTACTGGAAATGCGCCCCTGCGCCAGCAGATCACGAATGGTCAGGCGACGCAGGCCCGGCATGATGATGCCTGGAACCTGCATCGGCTGGATCAGGCTGCCTGCAGAATCAGAATCACTGCCCAGCGACTTGTTAAAGGTTTTCGCGTCGAAGCTACCTTTGCTGCCGTTCCAGGACTTCTGCAGCTCTTCGGCAGCGCGTTCGGAGAAGGATTTCTTCTCACCCGGATTTTCGGCACCGGAGGCCAGCTTCTGCTCAAGATCGAAGAGGCGAGTGCCGGATTTAGTCAGTTCTTCCTGTACTTTCGAAAGGTCGGACTGCAGCTGCTTAGAAACCTGGCCAGTGCTTTCGATTTCTGCTTTCTGCGCATCGAAAAGCTGGGACATTTTCTGCTGTGACTCTTCGATAGCTTTTTGAATGAGAGCGAGTTCAGACATAATTAATTACCTAAATTAGAAGGGAAAGATTTGATGCTCTGAAGCAGAGCGTTGATTTTTGCTTCGTTTCCGTCGCCCTCGGACTCGCTCCGAATCGCTGACTTAAACCGGGCTATTAGCCCAACTGCCTGTGATTTGGTGAGCCCGACTGAATCCCTCAGCCAGTTCTCCACATCACGGATCGTTTCAATGCCATCGACACTTTTCATGGCTGCAATGCCAGCCTGTTCGTTGGCCGGGAAAGTACAAACGCTGATTTCACGCAGGGCCTGAATATTCTTAAAAATGCGGCCGGTGGTAGTGATGCTGTAATCATCTTTCGCAACCGAAAAGCCAACCGACATCCCCTCAACTGTACCGTGCTGCATTGCCGCTTTCAGGTCGGTGGCGCCGCTGTGTCCTGGGGTCAACTGACCGCGCACATACAGACCTTTCTCGTCTTCGGCCAGGCTGTCCCATTTACCAACCGGTAGCTCCCACGTCTTGTGGTTGAAGAACATCGCCACTTTGCGGGTCTGGTTCGCCAGTGCATTTTTAAACGCCCCTGGCAGAATGATGTCGCCATCGGAATCGGTGTTATTAAAAACAGAGGCGTAGCCTTCAAAAATCCCCTGTTTCCCGTCACCGGTGAATTTGATTTCTGTCTCGTCGAAAGACAGCGTTTTTACGATTTCAGGCATTACGGCCCCCATAAAAATTAAGCCCCGTTATTACGGGGCTCTTTGTTGGTTCCTAAGTCGGTGATCGGCACGTATTGCGACTGGCGCATTGCCACATCGCCACCCGGCAATGGCGGGAGGTTGTCCGTTCGGCGCATCTCATTGATGGTGCGTAATCCTGCCTCTCCCATTGCCTTCATAAAGGCTGCGCGGGATGCCGAATCGCCCCTCAGCAGGCCGTCGAGATTGTGCTCAGCATGAATACGTCCAACATCCTTAGCAGGAATAAGCCACCGCTGAATGCTGTTTTCCCACCGGGAGATATAGGGCTGCAGCGTGTACTGCAGGAAGCCGAGATTCTGCTGCTCGATACCCGATCCCCAGCTCGTTGACTTCTCGACATCGCCGACAAGGTGAGGCGGTACGCCAAAGAATCGCGCCAGTTCACTAACCTGAAATTTTCGGGACGCCATCATTTCGGCATCCTGCGGCGTTACGCCAATTGCCGATGTGGAAAAGCCCGCTTCCAGAATCCAGAGGCGTTTTTTAACCGGACCGCCGGCGATCTCTTTGAAGTTCTCTTCGACCTGCGAGCGCTGCTGTTCAGTTAGCACTTTTTCGCCGGTTGAGAGGATTTGCGGAGACTTGGCGCCATTGGCAAAGAAATCTCGCTGCTGGTCCTCCATCGCAACTGCCACACCTGCCGATTTACAGGCAAAAGCAATGGGGGACAGGCCGACCAGCCCGGTGAATCCGAAGCCTTTAAGGTGAAAAATCTCTCTCTGCGAAAAGTCGGCGTATTCGCTGTCGCGCTGATAGCGATAAACCACTTTTTTTCCGACGAGTTTCACATCCATATTGGCAGACTGAAGCGGGAGAAGGCTGATCACGTCACCCGCGCTGTTGCGGTCCACCAGTGCATACGCGTTACCGTAGAAACAGAGCTGCATCGTCATGGCCTCCCTGAATTCCTGGGCGGTCATGTACTGATTCGGTGAGTAGCGCAGCAGTCGCGCCAGCGGATTGCTCAAACCCACTTTTTTGCGGTTGTCATTCTGGTCGGTTTCGAAGACATCAAGCGGCAAGCATGCCGTGAGCGTTGAAATCAGGCTCACGCAGCGCCAAACCGTCGAAATTTGCAGTATCCGTTCATCGTTAATGGATGAATCGCCCAGGTGTCCGTGGGCCGAAACAGGCCCCGTCTGTGAGCCCTGATTTGGGGTGACTAAACGCCCGCCTACAAACCAGGACTGCAGCCTTGCCCACCAGCCGTTATTGGTTCGCAGGTCAATCGTGTATTTAGGTTCTTCCATCACATGCTCAGCGGTCGGAAAATGAAGTCATCGAAGTCACCACCCTGTTCGGTAACTTCCCCATTAGCAGCACCAACGGACATTGTCATTGCGACCATGCCATCAATACGGCCTGTTGCTTTGGACTTATCGAGCTTGCGGTTGCCAGCAGCATCTTTCACCACCACCGCATTCACAGCACACATCGTTAATACGGGGTGCATGCCATGCCTCACGCGCCCGTTAAGCATCAGAGACTCCAGCGTATCTACAGCTGGCCCCATATCCTTAAAGCCCTGGCCGAACTCGACCAGCGGGAGGCTCAGCCCAATGGCATCGGCATCCTTCCTGAACTGGTCAATGCGCCAGCGGTCAAAAGCCATCGAGGTAAGGTCGAAATCACCGATAATTTCAGCGATATCCGCAACGACGAATGAGTAATCCACCGAAGCGCCTGGCGTGGTGCGCAGCAGCCCCTCTCTCACCCAAACGTCATAGGGTGCGCGGTCCGTTTTGGTTCGCTCTTCAAGGGTTTTTTGCGGTGTCCAGAAGAAGGGGAAAACATCCCAAACACCATCATCTGCTTCACCAGCGATAACCAGCGCCGTTAAGTCGTTCCTGGCTGACAGATCCAGCCCCGCGTACCACTTCCTCGGCGTGTTAATCGGCATCTCTCCGCAAAGCTCCCACACGCTGCGGGAGATAAACGGCGATACGGTAGACACGCGCTGATTGAGGTTGAGGTTTCGGAAGGTGTTTTCGAAGCTTGGCATTCGGCCAGCTTTCTCAGCCTGGCGCGCCATGTCTTTTTCTGACCTGAATGTGCCCAGTGCCGGGTTCGCAGCCAGCCAGGACTCGCGTTTACTGATATCAGCGTCTTTTGGCGCTTCATAAACGTGGCACACGATGTGCGGATCTTTCGATTTGACCGCATCATCAATCCAGATGCTCAGCAGGTCAGCATCGTTTGCTGCCTGCGTACTGATAACAATCAGCAGCGGGTTTTCATGCGCCCCCTGCGCGGTAGTTATTGCATCGATAAAATCATCCTGCGGCCCCCTAACCTGCCCGGTTTCATCGAGAATGGCCAGAATGGGGGAAAGGCCGTGCGTCGTCTTTCCTTCTGCGGATAAAGCCTTGTATTCGACGTTACACGGCAGGCCGATCAGCTTTTTGCCGCTTGGCGTAATGTGCACAATCTCCTGCAGCTTAGGGTTCAGGTTGACCATCTTCACCGCGAGGTTAAAAACGATGGCCGCCTGTTCCCGGCTAAGTGCACCGCTGACAATCTGCGTGTTCTGGACCGCTTCAGGACCCACCAGGTGAGCCAGCAGGATTCCAGCGATTAAGCCTGTTTTACCGTTTTTTCGGGCGATGCTGAGGATCGCCATATCCGTTCCGGCTGGATTGTCGTAAACCGCCAGGATGAAATCTTTCTGAAAGGGGTCCAACCGCATAGGCTGGCCGATAAGCTTGCCTTCCGGCACGATGCAAAAGCGCTCAATGAACGCTATTACACGCTCACCTCGCGTCATAGTCTTTTATCCGTGCTTGGGAAAGGCGATCAGGTTGTCGTCCTGGTCCTGATGCTCGGTTTTGGTATTTCGTGCATCACGATCATTCTGATTGCGTTTCTTCTGGTCGCGGCTTTCGCCGTTGGTTGCGTGGGAATGGATCTGGAGGTCACGGCGCTGAGCCAGAATAGTTCGCTGCAGCTCAACAATCTGCTTGCGTAGGTCTTTAATAAGCCCTTCGTCGCGGCCCTCTCCGCGTGCTCGCTCTTCTTTGCGTAAATCCTTACGTAAAACCGTTATATAGAGCTGGTTATTTGCCAGTTCTACAGCGGCCAAAAGGTCGGCCGGCGTCCAGCTGTCCAGAGCTTTCGATCTGATATTGTCATGCCAGAATGGTTCGGCTTTTTTTTCCAAACCTGCATGGGACGGAGGATCGATGGTGTCCACTGCTGCATTTTTCATGGCCTGAACCGCTGCCGCCGAACTGTCGGAACGGGTTCGTTTATCTGCCATATGTCAACACCTTAAAACTAAAAAAATCGGGTTAGCGTTAAAATCAAACTTTGGCGGCGGTCATTTGGGGCAAAGGTTTTGAAGATTTGATCCCCCCCCCTGCCCTGATGCGATTCGTTCTCATTTGATTTCATTGCATTTGAAATGATTTCACTCGTTCATTATCCGCTTCACTTCATCATTCCAGGACGTCTGTTTATCAACCTGCTCGAGTTTCTGATCGCCTTTCCCGTACTCGGACCACACATGCCCTGAGACGGTCAGTGTCGGTACGTTCTCGCCTACGGTGTGGGAGAACTGGATAGACGTTACGTGCTTCATCTCCACGCCATCAATCGCCAGCTGAACAAACTTACCGTCGCGGTATTCAATGATGAGGTCTTTCATTACGTGCTCCAGTGAGACGCAGGATCGAGCGGGTAGCCGTTGGCATCACAGCCTATTACCGCGCCGCTCTTCTCCATTCTCTGTTTCGTTGAGTCATGATGCGCTTTGCACAGTGGCTGCCAGTTCTCTTTACTCCAGAACAGGTGCTGTGCTTTCGATATGGCCAGAGGGTTACCTGACTTAAGCGCATCTTTAAGTTTGTGGGGCTCGATATGGTCAACCACCGTTGCTGGGGTTATGCGCCCCTGCTGCTCGCACATCACACATAGTGGGTGCTGCTGCAGGAAACGCAGACGGGCCTTATCCCATCGGCTGCCATATACGCGGGGCTCTTTGTTCATGCCAGTCTCCATGCGCGGCGGCGTTCCGTCCTCGGTTCGTTGTCAGGGTGACGCTCAACCGTCGGGAGGTCAGCGTGATCCACCAGCGAGTAACACGGATAAATCACCCGGCCACCGAATGCCTCACCGACGGCGTAATCAGCTGCCAGCGTTTTATTCCATGCGTTAAGCATGCGCGCCAGCCTGCCCCGAGGAGGGCTGTAACATACGCCGTGAATCAGTTTGCTAAGAACAAGGTAATCAGCGTTTACTCTGTCTGCTTCCACCAGCATTCCGGCAATCTCTTTCTGATACTGCGGCGGTCGGCCGGTGCCGAGATAAAAGCTCAGCATGTCGTCAGGGAAGCGCACCAGCCATTCAGTTACCTTATCGGTGAATCCCTCAACCGGCAGCGCGTCGTCTTCTAACACCAATACCCGGCAAGGTTGCTCAGCAGCCCATTCGATAGCGCGACGATGATTCCAGTTCGCGCCGCGGTTACCGTCATCAATAAGCAGATGAGCATCCAGCAGCGCGGCAAGTCGTTGCGCATGACCTATGCGAGAGTGATGGCCAACCACAACAAACTTCACTTGTGTTTCCACCATGCGGCCTCCTTACCGATGCCATCAGTTTTGAAAACGGTATGTACCAGAGGGCCGGAGACCAGCCTGTCAGCGAATGACTGCGCGACAATACCGAACGCCAGCATGTCACCCACCGCGGCGCCAGCCTGTTCTTTCTTCCAGAATCGATAACTTTCGATCCGGTAGTAAAGACGGATGATGCCGTGAGCGAACGCCATTACATCAGCGCGGGTGCCACCCAGCAGGCCAGCGTTAAGCATCACATCGCCGCGGTGCGCTTCAATGAATTCCTGATAGATACGCTCAGGATGATTCTGTTTCGCCCAGGAGTCGGCGTAGGTCTTCGGTTCAGAACCGACATACACCTTCCCGGGCTCCATTTCTTCCCACGGCGCGCGAAGCATTTCGACATCGGTACCATCAGTACACCAGACGAAACGATATTCAGGGTGATCGCGCAGGTGCTGCCAGATGTGCAGCCAGCGCCGGAAATAGACATTCATCTTTACGTCAGGTACGAGATAAAGCTCAACATCTGCCGGGGCCGTCAATAATTCATCCACCAGCGCAATACGCCCACAATTCCGAAGCGAGGCCGCCCACCTGGTCAGCATGTCAGGCGAGGCCATCATTTTCGTACCGCGTTGAGGGTCAGGCTGGCTGGTCAGTAACGTAGTGATAACCACGTTGCGCTGACGCCGATATTCAACATAACCGGTAAAACCGGTATCACGTCGTTCATTGTGGATCTTCACATTACGTTCCACCAGTGCCTGGCGGTCGGGCCTCGGCACTGAACGCTCTACGGCCTCATGCTCATCGAGAGAATGAATCAGCTTTTCTGAACCGACGACATCAGCGTAAGCCCACGTCGTGAGGCCAGCGTTATGAATCCGCAGGGCGAGGTCGCTGTGTTCGTACATGCCGCGACCATAAACCGGATCGAATCCGCCTATCTTCTCGATGGCGCTGCGGTGGTAATAAAGCATCACGCCGCGCTGCCCGGTGTACGCCACATGCTGATCGTCACGGTAAAGCACCGAAAGGTCATTGAGCTTATTCTGGCCAGCAAGATCGAGGAACTGGTAAGCCAGGTGTGGCTCGGGTGATTCGATGTAGGGAAGATGCCAGTTATCGGCGATAGGCCAGGCATCATCATCCCACAGAAAAAGATGCTCACATCCGGCATACATCAGAGCTGACAGGCTGGCGTTCTTCGAAGCAACAATGCCGAGTGATGTTTCATGCCGAAGCAACTGCACGCCATCGGGTACTACAGCTGCAGGTTTAGAACCATCATCGATAACAACCACCAGCGCGCCGCACGGCAGGTGCTGCATGTGGTGTTTAAGGGAACGTTTTAGGACGTCCTCGCGGTTGTGCGTGGTGATGACAATCCCAATTACTGACGATGCGACTGATTGAGGAACATAAGTCACACCATTGACAGTGACTTGCATGCTTACTCCGAAATTTATGGATAAAAATCAGGGTTTTTGATTTGATACTTATGCACGTTTGGCAATCTAATCCTGAAGGACGCAAAAATGAGTAACTTAGAAGAACGCATTGATAATCTTGAAGATTACGTAAATGGTCTCCAATTGGATCTTCATGCAGCAAAAGTGGCTATAACGGTCATGTCTACTGTTATCAACACGATGAATAAAGAACATGGCTTGCTTGCACGGGCGTTCCAGGAGGGCATTGATGCTGCACCACCCATAGAATTTGAAAATCCGGTTCCAGAAGGATATGAGAAGCAACTGAATGAAAAAATTTTAGCGCTGCTTTCTAAAGTTACTGAGTAAGCATTCCACGCCCAATATCCTTTAGCGGGGATAACCATTATCAAGCTCACCAGCTGGTGAGCTTTGTAATGGCTGCCACTACCCGGAGTGGCCACGCTCATGCCCTTGAGGTGCTGTCGCTTCATTGCCGCTTATGACCGGTGCGCGTTTGGCTTTCGCGCTGCTCTACCGGAGTTTGTTTTGATATATGAACCCTCACCCATCACTACACAGGCTCGCTATTATGCGACTCGGGACAGCATCATGACTGCTGCATTGCCTTTCGACTGCGGTCTTACCGCTTTGCTACTTGATTTCGAGCTTCTCCTTCTGACAGTTCGCCTGCCACGCTTTGTTATGCGTCAGGATGTCTTTCTTCGTCTGGCGGTCCATAACGTCGATGTCGTGATCGGTCAGGTAGATTGGCTTAACCCAGTCACAGGCGGTATCAACCACCACCGGGACGCTTCCACGTGTCACGCAGCTCGCGATCAACATCGTCATCAGGCATGCGGTTAACAGTCTGCTGTACATTGCTGGCCTCTTTCGTTGCTTCTACCCGGCGTTCGGCTACTGCTTCAGTGGCTGCGGCCTTTTCTTCGGTACGCTGCTGGTCTGCTTTCGCTTCCGCTTTGCTGGTGCCGCGAATATGGCCCAGGCCGAACGCGCCAGCGATGGCAGCAATGACTGCTGCAGCAATACCAATTAAAGATTCAAAGCCCATAGTGACCTCACACCAGCACAGATTTCGCCAGGTTAAACAGCGCGCGGCGTTTATCCAGCCCGTTACGGCCGCCATTGATAAGCAGCGTTACGCGCTCCACATCTCCGGTATGTAGCAGACAGCCGTGAGAGACATAGAACCATGCAGCTGAGCGAGCTGCATATTCATCCTGTTCCAGCAATTCAGGCTGGGTTACAAGGTCCAGCTTCAGCGCGTGGCCACAGTTGCGGTAATTGCTAAGCCCGGTGATTTGCTTCAGGCCGCGACCGCGATACTTCCAGCCATCACCAGCTACCTGGTTGCCCAGGTTCTTTTTGCCCCACTCACCGCCGTAAACCAGATTGGCTATCGCTTTCTGATTTGCCGTTTGCGTTGCCGTTCTGCCAAGTGCGGCGGCCTGCTGGTGGGTAATGCGGTGGCTGCCGAAATTCGGCACTAAGTTGTCAGCCGCGTAATTCAGGTTTTCCACCAGCCGGGTAAATCTGGTGCTTTCATGCCCCATTTGGGCAATAAACATGGCCTGATCAAGCGGTGCGGTGATGCCGTATTCCTTCATGGCGGCGTCGATATGCGGAAACCAGCGCGCAGCTAACCCGGCGCTGATACCAGCCGCCTTCTGAAATTGTGATTGGTTCATTAGTGCCTCAGTGCATCAACCAGGCGCGCTATGTTTCCCCGAGCCCAGAGAACGGCGGCGCAAATCAGGACGTTCACAAGCACCACGAACCAGTGCGATTCATGGTACAGGCCGAACAGGTAACGAAAAGGGACGCTGGCATATACCAGCACCGTGAAATAAGCCATCAGCGATACCAGAGGGCGATGCCTCGCCCCGCCGCGCTGGTAAAACATCAGTGCAATAACGATAACAGCAGAGATAATTGCGTTTGCCATCGCACTCGGATCACTTGTTACCATTGCTGGCACCTCCACCACGTAATCGTGAGAGAATTCCAAACAGGCTACCCAAATCCTGACTGTTGACGAACGTCAGCAGCTTAATAGCAATAGCGGCTACGATTACCGCGCCCAGCGCATCGAGTGGCCTGTCGCTGTACCCCGTCCATTTGGAGAAGTAAGAGCCAAGCAGTGGCGCGCCGATAACGCCGAAGATGAATGATGTGATGAAGTAGCCCACCAGCTTAAGGCGGCTGATGTTAACCGCCGTAGCCACGTAGAACACCGCACCAGCGAATGCGCCAAACACCACACCATAATCTATGCCGGTTGCCAGGCCGAACATACTGGCCCCCATCAGACCGCCAGCCGCTACCGTAGTGCCAGAAACAGGATCGGACATTTAGCCCCCTCTTATTGCCGTGAGTCCTCTCAGAACGAGGGGAAACAAAAAAGGCCGCCCGAAGGCAGCCTCTAAAAATGACAAAACCCCGCAGTGGCGAGGTTTAAGAATCGTTTTAAGTCCGTGGCGAAGAAACCACTCTTAACATCCTAAGATAAAAAATGCGGACCGCAATAGTGTTTTTTTTTAAGAAAAGGGATATTTTCGTTAGGAAAAAAGGATTCGGATAAAACGAGGGTCAAGTGCAGGAAGATACTTCATTTAAAATTTTTTATGATGCTCATGATAATGAGCTAGCGCAGCATAAAATAGATGCAAAGACCTTAAGCATCTCTATTGGTGCGATGGCAGAACTGATTAGCGCGGCAGACAAGCGTCTACATGACGGGCAAGAGACAGTTAAGCTCATGGTGACAAATCCAGCGGAGGCTGGGTCATTGGGCATTGCATATTCAATTATGGAACTTGTTCCTTCGGCTATCAATGTAGCTCAGGTTATTGGACTAACAGGGATGGCAGGTGCGGTAATTGGTGCTCCTGCACTCGCCCTGGTAAGGCAACTAGGCACAAAGAAAGTAATTGCCATTACAAAAAGGGTCGGCACAAATGAATCTGTTCTTGAGCTCGATGGTGAAGAAATTGTGTGCAATGATGCAGTTGCAAAGCTTGTCACTGACCCTGTAATTCGCGATGCGCTAGTTAATGTCGTTCGCGCTCCTCTTGATGGGAAAGAGGCACCGGTTTTTAAAATCGTCGATAGCAATGGCGAAGAGATCTTACGTCTTGAAGGAGAGCAGACGGAGGAAATCAAGCCTCTTCCTCGCGGTACGCTACTTGAGAAAGAGATTGCCACTGAAGAAGTTAATGTTCGTTTTGTTCAAGTTAACTTCGACGGTACGTCCGGATGGCGAATGGTGCATGTTGACGAAGAAAGCGCTGTTCACGTTGAGGATCAACTGTTTATAAGTCAAGTTCAGACTGGACAAATTAGTTTTACAAAAGAAGATTTGTTCGTTGTGGACCTCGAAACAACTAAAACATACACTGCACGCAACGTAACTAAGCGTTATGCTATCAAAAGGGTCAAAAACAAAAGACCTGCTGAGAGGAACTGATGGGGAATGAGGCAGTAGTACAACTAGTGATGTGGATAGGGGTGATTATGATCGTCCCTGTTTGCTATCGCTTTTGCTATGCTGCTTCATCAATGTTATGGCGCCGCCTTTTCCCAACACGAATTTTCGAATTCCAATTTAATGATGAGTCTACAGGACTCAAAAAGTCAGTGACCGTAAAGCTACCTCGTAGAAACAGCGAATTGCTCGTTAACTTAATTGATGAGGCCATAAAGGAAGAGTCGAAAAGAAAATGAGCAACGAATCAAAACCGTTAAGTACTGGAAAAGCTGCTGTTGCAACCACCGGATGGGGTGCAATCTTAAGCTTGGTAGCGGGAGCAATCTTCACAGACCCAAACAACCCCTGGAGAACGGTAGTTTTTGCTCTTATACCCGGACTGGCAGCAGTAATCACCTACTTTATGAACTGGTTTATTTCTAGGCACGGGCTTGAATCCCCTGAAGATGCAGCTAAACGCTCTAAATGCAAAAGAGACCTTGCTGAGATTGAAAAACACCTTAAGGGTAATATTAGTACTGCTCTGAGGGAAAAACTTTTAGCTAGAAAAGAAAGAACAATCGAAATCCTAGTTTCAATAGGAAGCGACAATATTATTTCTCCCCTCCCAGAAGCTAAAGAAAGCGCTGGTCAACCTGATTGACCAGCTGATTGTTGAATCAAGCATCCATTTCCAAGCGGATATCAAGCATAGATAGACAACCGTCGATAAAACCCTCCGCCATCTGTATCTCAATGCGTATCAGCTTCTCGTCCTTCTTTCGCGCTTTTGCTATTTTCCGCTTCGATATGCCATAGAGATAGTGTGCGACCAAGAGCGAATGTTCATAGGGCTTGCGTTTTTGAAGTCGAGCCAAACACCCTTCAATAATCAGGCCGTCGTCATCAGTGCAAGAAAGGCGGGATTTACTTGTTTGAGGAAGAAGCCCTTTGAAACCAGCTGCGATTGGTGAGTAATCCACACCAGAACTATCACTCGCGGCCCAACCTCCCCAACGTTCTAATACCTTCTGAATATCACGCATGTTTTCTCCACTTACGCCAGTGCGCCAATTGCCAGCGCACGATCTAAAAACCGAAACAACAGCGTTAACTGGTCGCCGTATTTCGCTTCAAATGCCACGGGATCAGCGTGTAACTCGTCGTGATGCGCTCTGCACAGCGGTATCACAAACAGGTCATGCGCCTTAGTACCCATTCCACCCTGCCCGTGGCCTATCAGGTGGTGGGGGTCGTCTGCCGGGTTATTGCAGCAACTGCACTGCTGCGACTTCACCCAGCGGGTGTATTTCTCGTTTTCCCAGCGTCGGCGCTTTGGCCTCAGCATGAAAGATTCCGGCGTTTCAGGATCGACCTTCACCGAGACTATCTTCTTAACTTTCTCCTGGAGGATTTCAGTAGCCGGTAATGACGGAACAATGTCACTTTCCCGCATCACTGAATTGTGCGATTCAGGCTTAATCCTTAGGGCTTTATTTGCCACTGATTCAGGAATAAGGTCAGCCAGATCGTTACGTACCATCCACCAGCAGAACTCCGGCAACGTCAGGGTGTGGTCTTCGCTGAATCCCAGCATAATATTCACCCTTTCGAGCAGCCATTTTACCAGGTTCTGCATGGCAATTCCTGCCAGTCTTTCAGTGGTTTGTTCACGCAATTCGTTATCACAAGCCCAGCAAAGACGAATACTGCCAGGAGCATGACGCATGACTGTAAAATCTCTTGCGTGCCAGTCCTTGTGGGTCCACTGACATTCAAATTTACGCTCAAGCCATGCATCAAGACCTGTCAGCCCACCAGCACGCTGAATAACCCGCTCGTCCAGGAAAAGTTCCTGCATGCTGACATCATCTGTCAGTGGCTGGTGTGCTTCTGGAATCAGCCCAGATGGCAAATGCTGGATAGCTTCGGATGGTGTTTCTATCACTACCCGGCCACGCCGAAATAACCACAGCAGTTCGTTGCCTGGGCGGAATAGGACAACACCGGACATTGGCGCAACTTCAGGTGTCAGTATGGCTCTCACGCAATTTGCCCCTTAGCGATATGTTCAGCCCAAAGGCCACCAATCCAGCGCACGCCCTTTGCAGTGAAGCGGGACTGGTTGAATGCGTAGTTGGTCTGGTTGGTAGTGCCGGTCTTAACTTCAAAGCGACCTGCTTCGATGTGTTTGCTTTTCGGAGTAAGCACGCGGTTCAGGCGGTACATGATGCCGTTCTCAATGAGAAACAACGCGAACTCCGGTTCTTTGGCATTCAGCAACTTGGCAACCTGCCGGAATGTCATTGAGCCGGTGGCTTTGACGTAGCGATCAACAAATTCAGCCTTCGGTGCGGCAATTGCCAACTCTTCGCTCAGACGTTGCTTCTGTTCAGCAAGGTCGGCGGCGAGGCGGAGTGCTTCAGGGAGTGTTTGAGGAACAACCATCCCGGCCCCGCTCTCCAACTCCTGCCAGCGGTCAACCAGACGGGCAGTAAACTCCGGGCATAGTTGGGCGACGATCACATAGCTGTCTCGCTTGTTAACTTCGTAGTGATGGTAAACCTGCTGGTTCTGTGGATGGGTGTACTGCATTGCAGCATACCCCCCAATTACCCCAGAGTTCATGAGTCGTTCGATGGTCACGCAAACGTTGCTGTGGCGAGAGTCGACCAGCTTTGCAATCTCACGGCTGGACATCGTTATTTGCTGCCCCATCGCGGCACTGTGATGGGTCGGACACATTACGGTGATATTCATCTGATTCATGCTCTTCTCCACTTATCAGGCGGCTGCACCCGCCAGAGGTTCATGTTTCTTGATCGATATCTCTACTCGTCCACCCGGCACTTTCGGACCCCACTCCACCAGCATTCTCTGCACCTGGCTGTCATCCTCCCAGATGCCAGCGTGAGTGAGTGCGTCGAACAGGGCCTTGTTGTAGTTGTCGATGTCACGGCGGCGTTCGTCAGGTGGGTACAACGTAATTTCGACGGCTGCAGGTGCGGTTGATGGCTTTGGAAGGAAGCGAAGCTGCTCAACGATAGCCACGCAGGCAGCGCTCTGGTATGCCCTTCCTTTGGCACTGATGAGATGGCGGCCTTTTAAAGGCCCCTTGTTAGGGGCTCGCCAGTAGGTGTTTACGCTCGGCGGGAACGGGAGTACCAGTTTCATGAATCGACTCCATAACGCCCGTTCAGGCGTCCTGTTACTGTGTTGCCATATTCCCAGGCTGGGTCTGCGTAAATCAGAGAGTATTTCATCAAACGTTCCTCGCTCGGCCAGCCACGCACCATCCATCAGCAGGAGCCTTGGCCCTCTGAACCATGCTCAGGCAGCGCTGGCGCTCGGCCATAATCTTTTCACGCATCTCTTCGTTTTTTGATCGGGTGAAGGCTTCCATCAGAACGGTTGAGGCACGCAGGAACAGGCCTTTGTCGGAAAGTTCTTTAGCCTTATCCATTAATGCAGCCACAGCGGGGTTTGGTATGGTTTCCTGCTTTGGCTCAGGAGCTATTTCAGCTTTTTGAACCGGGTAGCGCGGGACAATCGGCCCGATTGGACCAACCGGCGCTTTTGCGTAGTAACGGAAGTTGTGGCGTTCGCCTTTGCGCTCAGCACGGTTAAGCATGACCAGGCGGCATACTGCACGCTGCACTCTGTGTAATTCGTACTCCGGGAGTGCTGCAGCGATCTCTTTGTTCGTCAGTCCAGGGTTATTGGCCACGAACAGCTGGATAGTTTTCAGAAAGCTCATTGAGTACCTCCGGAAACACGGAAACCTGAGTTGGCTGGAACGCTGTAATCAACGTTCTGGAAGTTGGCTTTAAAGTTAGGGTCAGAGCTACCGCTGAGTTGCCAGCGTCCTTTGACACACGCAGGCCTGCCGCGCTTTTGCCATTTCTGAGCCTTGTCAAAATACTCAACGCAATTTTCTGGTCCAAAGAGAGTGCTCGGGCGAAGATAATCATCCATTTTTGGATCATCAGCCCATTTTGCTGTGAGGTAGTCCACCACAAGCATCAGGTCTTCAGCGCTGTAGTCCTCGGAAAGTCTTCCCCTGATATATCCCAAAACGGTTTTGTTGCGTCCCCCCTTCCCGTATGACGAACCAGTAACCTCGTTGAAGTGGGATAAGACACGAATTGCCGGATCGCTGTCGTCTGGTTGCGACGCAACCGGACAAGAAGGGGTTTTAATATCTGTAGTAATCTCTGTTGTATTCTCTGTAAGAACATCAGTGCAATTTGACCTGATGAGAGCGGTTCGTTTTGACCCGATGGAGCGTTTCATTTTGACCTCTTCCATCGGTTCATTTTGACCTGATGGAAGAGTGCATTTTGAACTTTTCGATTTGGTCACTTTGACCTCATCTAAAAGCTCACTTTCGTAGTTGATCGTGTAGTAGTTCGTCATGTCGCGCTGAGACTTGTTCAGCTGCTCCACTTTGAGCACGCCGAGGTTTTTCAGGCGAGTGAATGTGCGCTTCAGCGTAGACTCAGACCAGAACGGGAACTGCTCCAGCCACTGCTCGTTGGTGTTGTAAATCCAGCGCACGCCGTCACGCTCCAGTCCGGAGGTGGTCTCTTTCAGCCAGTAGTTAACCTGCTGCAACGCAATGGCCTCGTTAAGGCCAATGCTGAATGCAAGGTCAGGGTTAATTACTATCGGCCGGGATGGCATTAACAGGCTCATGGTCGTCCTTTAACTCTGTAAATTTACGCTGGAATTGTTCAAGAGGGCTGAAGCACTCATGATCGTACCCTTCGCGAAGGTATATAACGCGTCGACTCTCGGGCTCCCATCGAATGACGTGGACCGGGACCCCTCGGTGGTCTTTGAATCGCCTGTTAACTTCAGCCATTCTTCTCGCCCCTTCTCGTTCATCAGAGCAAAAGCCTCTACCATCGCGTTCTCAGGCTGGTAGTTGTTCTCACCAGGCTGGTCGTTTAATCTCTCCACATAGCCGAACGGGGATTCTTTTCCCACCAGTGGAAGGCATCTGAATTGCTTCGCTGGTCTCAATCGGTTTAAACTGTTCATGCGTTAGTTTCTCCACTGAATACGACACGCCACGACGCCCGGAGCTGCACACTCGCGGGCGTCACTTCTTTTGGCTTTTCTTACGGCTAAACAGCGCGACAATCGCGCGGATTTCTTCTTCACGCGCTGCCAGGTGACGGCGGTGATGCTCGTTAATCTCTTCGGCTTCATGCGGTTCAATCACTCCATCTTCCAGGGCTTTCTGGATAATCTGATCCACCTGGCCGCGTGCTGCTGCAGTTCTCATAGCGCGGGTAAAAAGGTCTACACGATCGAGGTCTTCCAACTGCGGAACGTCCACCAGCAGAGCGCCGCGACGTTGCGCGAAGTAATCAGCCAGGAGGGACGTGTTTGAAATGTCTTCCATCGCTTCCAGCTCGTTCACTTCGAAAAAGCGACAGCCGTTCTTCTCGTACAGGTTGTTGTTGAACTGCGTAACGGACATGCCAAGAGCACCGGCCATAGCCTCACGGCCACCGGGGTACGCTTTGCACATCGCTTTAACTACTTCTTTCAGGCTTTGCTCTACCATGTTGTTTTTCCTTTGGTAGTTACGTAATGCTGATCGCTGAGTTACGGTGTTACTGCAACGTCAGGATCAGCAGGTTTATTTTTGTTAGGGAATGGTCGTACTTCCTCGGCTTCAATCTTCCCGTCTTCGCTAACCAGGATATTTACCCGGCGATTACGCTTGAGAGCTTTACTGATTGCGCTTTGGTATACCCCAAGTGCCTCAGCAGTTTTTGCCTGACCGTTTTCCAAAACATATTCAGATAGCGGAATAATCTTCATTGGTTTTCCTCGTGGTTCGCACATAAGGAGTATCACTGTTAGTGATAAACATGTCAACACTAGCGGTGATTGGTGATTATGCCGTGCGGTGATAAATTATGAGAATGAAAAAGAAACCATTGACCGCCGAACAACTTGCTGATGCCAACAGGCTGAAAGCTATTTTTGAGTCCAAGAAAAAAGCGCTAGGGCTCTCACAGGAGACTTTGGCTGAACAAATGGGGATGGGGCAAAGTGGTGTTGCGCAGTTACTGAACGGCACAAACGCTATCAACGCTACTCATGCCGCACAGTTCGCTAAAATTCTCGGAGTAAAAGTCGATGATTTCAGCCCATCCCTTGCAGCTGAAATTTCAGCTATGTTTGAGGCGATAGCGAACGGAAGAAATCAATCCTCTGTGTATGAGTACCCGTTATTAACCGAAGTACAAGCGGGCTCATTTTGCCCCGTTAGCTCATACACAGAACGCGACGCGAAGGAATGGGTTTCAACCACTGTTAAAGCTAGTGACTCCGCCTTTTGGCTTGAGGTATCAGGTCATTCGATGACTGCGCCTCCAGGAGTAAAACCGAGCTTTCCTGAGGGAATGCTCATACTCATAGATCCTGAACAGGATGTTGAGCCTGGTGATTTCTGTGTTGCTGGTATATTCAACGATTCAGAGGTTACTTTTAAAAAATTTGTTCGTGAAGACGGGAAGCCCTGGCTCGAACCTCTAAACCCCAGCCCTCGCTATCAGGCCATTGAATGTAATGAGAATTGCAGGATAATAGGCAAAGTCGTCAAGGCCCAATGGCCTGAAACTATCTTCGTATAAGGAGCCAATCGGCTCCTTTTTTTTGCATCTTTTTTCACCTTACTAATCATAAAGTTAACACTATGCGTGATATTTTTATCACTACAGGTGTTGACCATTTAATTACTATTGGTGATACTCATTCCATCAGCAGCGAACATTGTGGGTAGGCAGGATGAGCACTGACGCAAACAGAAAAATGGTAACTCTGCCTGATGGGGTGACATTTACACCTGTTTACAGCAAGTGCCCTAAATGCGGTTGTGACCTACAGAAGTGGCATGATTCCTTTGTAGATCAGATAAGCACCGATCAAACAAAGAATGGTTCCGGTGATGTTGAAGGCACGCTTAAAGCCAGTACCAAGAAATCGCTGGCCCATAGCCTCCTGAACGATTGTGTAGCGTGGATGATTTTTCCATTCACCGCAGCAAAAAAATATGCCACCAAGAGAAATCAGAAGCGTTGAGTTGGTGGGAAGTTTGGGTAGTAATCCACCGGCGGTAGAAAGGAATACGATCGTGCAAATGACGATCAGCACCTTATACCAAACATCCAATTGAAGGTTGGATAAAGGATTGTTCATGTTTTTCAGTTTCTTGGTTGTGTGAGAACTCCAAGAATACCACTGAGCCTGATGTGGTGAAAAGACAGGCAGAAGTTGCAATACGGTATATGGCACATGTGCCGCAGCGGTCCGGGGATTCCTTGCAAGACAATATCCAGATCCAACGGGTAGCCGGAATGTGCAAGCCAGTTGTGTACAACAGCCAGAGACGATTCACCAGCGTGGCGATCAGGTGTGACACCTCGGAAGAGACGGGGCAATTTTATTAAAGCTGAGAGGATGACCATGGATTACGAATTAATGCGTCTCGCAGAATTTATTTCTGAAAACTGGAGTCAGTGGGAATCGTTCTGCGAACAGCATGGCGACAACGCCCAGGAAATTTACGAACAAATCGGCGGTGAAGATTAACCGCCAATTAAGTATCACGTAGCCAGCGTGGTAACCCGTAGTAGCTGTACCAGATGCTGTGTGTAGTCTTGGCGGTCGGCAGTTGTGAATGTCCTTATGTCGACCGCCCCTTTTACACAACTGAAAGCGCGTTCAGCCAGTTCCTTGAGAGGCCAAAGTCGTTAAATCAACTCAGGAGAACGCGCTCCCAATTGTGGAGAAGCTAACTGGCGGTGGCAGCCGCCCGTTTCACTAAGTGCCCTGCTTGGGTGCTTACTAAAACGAAACCCCTTTATGTTTTGTCGCCATTTGGCGAGGGATTCGTGCAACCAAAATTCAGCGGATATTTCCACTGGAGGAACGATGAACCACCTCGAATTTATTGAGAAAAACGTGCGGGAACAGCTGATTAAGCAAGGCTTTTCCTCTTCGGTGGCTCAGGGGGGGGCGTGGCAAGCAATTGATTTATATAAGCGCATGTCACAAGCCAGTAAGAAAGGCGCGATTTTCGACGATGTGATGAGGCATGCGAAAGCCTGGGCAGATAAACAGGTTTCAAAAGCTGAAGTTACCCGGAGAAAACGCATCTCACCCAAAGACCAAGGCGGCCTCTTCTAAGTTGTAAGGCCAAGAATTCAGCGCTGTGCAGAGCGCTTATAACACGGAGAAACTATCCATGACGAGCACACAGAACGTCACCGAGTTACAACCACGCATGACCAGAGAGCAGTTGATCGAATCTGCTCGTATCGCTGCTAAGTTCCTGCCAGTTGCATCAGCTCAACTTATGAATGAGCTTGCTAATCGCCTGGACTATACCAGCGTCGCGCTTTGCGAAGCAATGGCACAACGTAAGGAACTGGCCGAGCAGAACGCCACCCTACGTGAGGATGTCGCCAGCTGGGCCAAAGAGTGTGACCGCATTGTTGAGAGTTACACAAAGACCCGTACCAATATGCATTTGCTGGAAGCTCAGCGCGAATTACGTGAGCTTTCTCCCGTCGTTATTTCACTGAAAAAAGAGGAAGCGCTCTAATGGCTAACTCATTCAAACAAATGACCAAGGCTGGGGTAATTAAGCGCACCGATACCGGGATGTTTATTGCTCTCTCCGATATCCATGTACGTGAAGGTTTCAACAAGCGTGAAGACGACGAACGCACCCGCCAGGCAGATGATGACCTGTTTAACTATCTGATGAACGGCGGTTCTGTTCCTCCGCTGGAAGTTATCGCTCGTGATGAAGGTGGAGTGTGGGTTGTTGAAGGTCACCGTCGTCGTCGCTGCTATGCGCGTTGTGCAGAAGCAGGTAAGCCAGTAGACCGCATCCATATCATGCCGTTCAACGGTAACGACGTTCAGCGCCTGGCGCGCATCATGACCAGTAACAACCAGCTGCCGCTCTCAGATATGGAACAGGCTGCAGTTATCCAAGAGCTGCATAACGCCTTCAACCAGACCACCAGCGAGATAGCAAAACTGGTTAATAAGTCAGTTGCCACCGTAGAGAAGTTGCTTCTCCTGAGCACGGCTAACCATGACGTTCAGCAGGAAGTTAAATCTGGCGCGGTGTCGGTCGACGTAGCCGTTGATCGTGTAATGGAGTATGGAGAACAGGCCGGAAAGGTTCTCCAGCACGATAAGGCTGTAGCAGCTGCTCAGGGGAAAACGAAAGTAACCCGTAGTTCTATCGCACCTGAACTCAGCGTAAAGAACGCGCGCCGTTTCGTTGAGCTTATGGCTCAGGCCACGATCAGTGATGAAGGGGTTTTCACTCTTGAAGGAACTGCCCTTGCGGAAGCGCTGGCCATTATGGACGAGCACAAAGCGATAGCGGAAGCGCGTGAAACATACCGCCTATCACAGCCAGTGCCTGAAACAGAGGTGGTAGGCAAAACGCTTTACGTGAAACTGGAAGGAGTTGAGATCGGTACCGCTCAAATATATCGCGGCAAGAACGTCATCCTTAATGGGATCGTCACCAGCCAGTCAAAGGCTGTTTCCCACTTCGTTAAGCAGCACAAACTGCAGCAGGAAAATAATCATGACAGCCAATAAACCAATGACCAGCGAACAGCTGGATGAACTGATGACTGTTGCAGTCAATATGCAGCGCGATAGTGAAAAAGCAGGTGACCGCCCTTCCGCTATGTTCGCGTATGCAGTTCAGGTTGCTGTTCTGGATCTGCGCAAAGTTCGCAATGATGCTGCAAAAATACCTGAGACCAGCATGAGCATAGCCCGTTACTGGATAAGCCCTAACGGAATTGCCTGTGAAGATAATGAAGGCAAGTTTGTTAGGTACGAAGACTACGCCGCACTTGAAGCCAGATGCGTGGCGCTGGCTGCGGCGAGTGCGGAGGTGAAAGAACTAATCGAGCAGCACGCTAATAATGTTGCTGTGTGCCCGAATTGCTCTCATGAAGAGCCGAGCGAAACTGACGATATCGTTGCGCTTTACCGGTCTATGGAAACTCCGGCCACCGATTCCTTCTTGGCTGAAGTGCAAAATAAGGGGCGAAACGAGGGCATCAACTACGCAGCCAGTCGTCTTGCCGCTGCATTCAATCATGGTTTCGTTGATAAGCCTCTGGCTGAAGTCTGCGACGTGGTGCGCATGATTCTGGACACCAAAGAAGAACTGGCAAATTCCACGCTGCTAGCCGCTGATGGCTTATCTGGCGAATATGCAGAGAAGTTTCTCGAAGAGTTCGCCGCCCAGCTTCGCAAAGGAGTGCAGTCATGAGCAACATCGACAAACAGGCTCTGCGCTTATCAGCAAAAAACGCAACGCAAGGTAATTGGAAATTTGCACGATCTGGTTTTAACGCTGTGGTCCAGAGTCCGGCAGTATTGCAGAGAGGTGGCAACTCTTTCGTAGTTATTTGCAAGCTGTTTCGCGCTGAATGGCGTGGGGAGCTGCAAACATCTCAGGATGCAGCATTCATCGCCGCAGCCAGCCCGGCCACCGTGCTGGCTCTGCTGGATGAACTGGAAGCGTCAAAGGAACTTGTCGAACTTCAGCGCTTCAAGCTTGAAAGGCAGGCAGAGGATTTGCACCAGGCTAAATCTCTGGAAAGCATCCACAGAGAGAAGCGATTCGAATTAGAGAGAGAGTTCAGTGACTACAAGCATAGTGCTGAAAGCAACTCAATGAGGCTGGCTAAAGAAGTGTGTCGCCTCGAAGATGAATTGCAAGCCGTAGCCGGTAAAGGAGAGTGAGCATGTCTGAGCAAACGATCCTCGATATGTGCTGCGGTTCACGCATGTTCTGGTTCAACAAACGCGACACACGCACTCTCTTTGCGGATATTCGTAGCGAAGAGCATGAGCTGTGCGACGGCCGCCGTCTGGTTATCAGCCCTGACCTGATTGCTGACTTTCGCGCGCTGCCGTTCGCTGATTCGTCGTTCCCGGTTGTTGTGTTTGATCCGCCTCATCTGGAGCGTGTCGGCCAAACGGCATGGATGGGCAAAAAATACGGGCGTTTGAACAAAAAAACATGGCGTTCTGACCTGCGCGCTGGGTTCAAAGAGGCGTTCCGTGTATTGCGGCCACACGGTGTTCTGATTTTTAAATGGAACGAAACGCAGATACCGGTGAGCCAGATTTTGGCGCTGACAGATGAGAAGCCAGCTATTGGCCAGCGTACCGGGAAGAACGACAAAACCCACTGGATCATCTTTGTGAAGGACTAACCCATGAGCAAATCACCAATGAAATACCTTGTTCGAGCATGGAACAAAGAGCTTAAAAATCCATTATGGCGCATGGGTAGCCGAAAGCATCGCAAAGACTGCGCCCGTAACTGGGCCGCTGTAACTGCCGCTGCTGCTGAATCATGGCATGAGGTAATTGATTGTCAGGACGCTGCAGACGAAGCCGTAGCGGAAGACGTAAGCAACTGGGACGCCTAACTATGAGCACAATTACCAGAGAATTCACCAAAGAGCAGTTGATTGCAAAGGCCCGAGAGCAGATTGCATTCTGCCGCCACACGAAGATAACAGGCGAAGGCCGCACCCACGTAAACCAATGTTCGGCGCTATTTGAAATCGCGCTGGCATCGCTCGAAGCGGAGCCTGTGGCTGAATGCCATCACCAATGGAAATCCGGCGGAGCGAATAAACTTCAAAGGCAGAAACAGTGCGTTAAATACGGGCGTGTTGAATTGGCCGCCCCGCCAGCGCCGGTATCTGTGCCTGATGCTATCAGCACGCGTCAGGCTATAGCAAAAATGGAAAATCACGAACCATGCGATTCGATAAATGTCGCCTATAAGTTCGGCTGGAACGCCTGCCGCTCCGCCATGCTTCAGGGTGCCGATGGCAACTCTCCGGTGATTCCGGATGGTTACGCCCTGGTGCCGATTGAGCCGACAACCAATCAATGGGCTGCCGGAATGCAAGCCTTTGATTCTGGAATGGACAAAGTTACACGAGTATACAAAGCCATGCTCACAGCAGCACCGCAGCAGGAGGTGAAGTAATGCCTCCTGTCAAAGTGGTAGTTATCACGGCGGTGATGCTCGCTATCTGCCAGCTCATATCCATGACCGGGTATGGATTATGGTGAGCAAACTCAAACAACGGCGCTTGCGCCACCATAAAGCGGACGTGGCCTGGTGGAAAGGCGAAGCCTCGGACCTGTACGCCAGAGTCATGGAACAGGCTGACGAAATAGCCGAACTCCGCAGGCTGGTTATCCGCGTGCCGATGCCGGTACTCATACCTAAAGAGATGGCCCACCAACTCTATTACACCGAAACGAACAGATGTCGTACCTGCAATGATGGCCTCCGTGGTGGTTGTTCATCATGCATTTTCTATAAGAGATAACCGGGTGCAGCCGGTTGAGTGGAGAACTATACGATGAGCGGACAAAGCCAACGTTTTCTTACCCCTGATGACCTCTATCAGCTTACTGGTTATCGTCGCCCTTCCCTTCAGTGCCGAGCGCTGAAAGAAAGCGGTGTGTTTTTCGTGCCACGAAAAGACGGCAGGCCAGGCACTACTTGGGATCATGTAACTAACCCTGCAGGCCTCAAGCTGGTAGTGAATAACCCAGAGGAAGAAGAACCAAACTTTAAGGACATGTAATGCCCAGAATCCGCAAAAACCCAGATGATAACTGGATGCCGCCCCGCGTTCGTCGGGGCAAATCAGCCTATGAGTTCAGAACGCCTGACGGAAGAACAGTAAGATTGTGCAACCACGATCTCACTAAGTCTCAGGTATGGGCAGCCTATGAAAACTTCATCAACAATATCAAGGTTGGTTCCAACTTCCACGCACTTTGCGAAGAGTTCTTTAACTCTGGTGACTTTCATGAACTGGCAACAGAAACCAGAAAGGATTACCGGAAATATGGTTCGAAGGTAAATGTTGTTTTCGGAAAGATGAAACCAGAAAATATCAAGCCGGAGCACATCAGAAAGTATATGGATAAGAGAGGAGTTAAGAGCAGGGTTCAGGCGAACCGAGAGAAAGCGTTTATGTCGAGAGTGTTCAGGTGGGCATATGAGCGTGGCAAAGTGAAGATGAATCCATGCCAGGGTGTGAAGCAGTTTAAGGAGCAGGCGCGCACACGTTACGTCACGGACAAAGAATATGATGCACTATTCAGCGTTTCTTCGGTACCGGTGAAGATTGCTATGGAATTGGCCTATTTATGCTGTGCACGCCAGGGTGACATCCTGGATCTTAAAAAGAGTCAAATCCTTGATGAAGGTATTCTAATTCAGCAAAGCAAGACGGCAGTTAGTCAAATTAAAGCGTGGACAGTACGCCTGGCAAATGCGATCACGCTGGCTGATTCCCTTCCGTTAACTAGCGGCATGGTAAGCCTGTACGTGATCCACCAGCAGTCAGGTTCTCGTTACACACGAGATGCATTTAACGCTCAGTGGATGAAGGCGAAAAAGTTAGCCGCAGAAAAATTTCCTGAGCTCGAATTTAACTTCACGTTCCATGATCTGAAAGCTAAAGGGATATCTGATCTGGAAGGAACGCTGCATGAGAAACAGGAAATTTCAGGCCACAAAAATGCTTCGCAGACTGCAAGATATAACCGCAAAATATCTGTAGTGCCGGTGGTTGGAGGGCAGTAA